GAAGCTCTATCTCAGATTTTACGGAACCAAGCCCTCTGACCTTGGCTTCTTCCACCCATCTGCGAATTGTCTGGCGAGGAACGCCAGTCGCATCAGACGCAGCCTTGAAGCTCCCAAACGTCTTGACGTAATGCAAACCCTTTAGGCATTGCTCGTCTTTAAGGCGTGATCCCGTGGCCATTTAAGACTTGCACCGTTTGCGAATGTGATCCCAAGTCCCGCCGCGTTTTTGGCAATCACGCCACTGGGTCTCCAGATCAGGCGGCATTCTCTTTGTTAGGTATGGAGCAGCAGATTTGACAATCTCAACAGCGATGCCAAACCAAAACTTTGGACTTCTGACAACAACAATTGTACCAGCAAAGACGCCGAGCAGCAAAACCAACAGCAATGCTGCATCGGCGAAATTCATCACTTTGCAATGCTCTTGACAGCCGTATTCACTCCGCTGCGAATGAACATTCCCATTGCAGCGGTTACACACAGATTGATGGTTTCTGAAATTCCAGCGTCACCAACCAAGTAAGCAGCGACAGATCCAACAATGGTTACGCCGCCGAGAATATAGGTCCGATAGCCCTTCAGCATTTGATATTCCTTAGATGTATGGTTTCTTTCGTGGTAGCTGCCAATGCGGCGCATCTGGAAACGATTTCCAATCACCGCCCCATTCAAGAGGCACGTCTTCTGCTCGTGCGGCAGCCCAAATAAATGGCGCGAGCTTGTGGTAAAGCGGCCAGTCCCATCGGGCCTTGCCATCGACCAATGGCACAACATCGACAGCGTGCCCTGTGATGTGTCTTGATCTCAAGATTTTGGTGGCACCGGCTTTCAAAAGTTCTTTCTGTCGCTCAAGCGTCCTCAAGCCCTCAACAACAGCAAAATCAACTTTTGTGATTTGTGCGGCCCGCTTAATCACCCGAACCAAGTCTGGATGAACACCTTTGAGCCTGGAAAGCGATGTAGACGATAACGTCAAGCGTGCTGCTCCTTTGGTCCGAGCTTTTTCTGATGGTGCAATGGACTTGGGCGTCTGCGCCTTACAATCCTTTTCCGCCAAGGCTTTGCGTTGGCGCCGGATGTTTTCTTCATTGATTGTTTGACGGAAGTTTAGGGCTTTTTGACCACCCTCTTGCCGCCCTCATAACGCCCTCGCAGAGCATCATTGCTGTAAGTCCGACTAAAAATCCCACTGCATGTTCTGTGCCTGCTTCAGCAGGAACAGGAAAATTGGCAGTCGCCATCTTATAGACCGGCGTTGTGAGGTATCCTGCTGTCAGGCTTCCGACAACAACAGCCGCGACAGCAGAAATCCAATCGTCAAATCCAGACAAAAACGCCCGAACAGTGCCGCCAGCAACACCAGCGATCAGGTGCGTCAACTTGATCCCGATAAACCCTTCAATCGGGTCCATGCGTCACCCTCTAATTGTGCGCTTGGACCCTTATTGAAGCCTGAACAGAGCTTCGGGCAATGTATTTCCAGTGATTTCTAGTGAACTACCAGCCCGCCATTGTCGTGTATTTTTCGCCAAGACCATCGCAGTCCGCCTCAAATTCGGCTTTCTGCTCTGCGCTGTAGTTCCGGCGCTTTACTATCTTGAACGATTCGATTTCGCCATCAGCGTCTATGACGTTTTCCAGCCACAAAGCCTCAAGCGTGTTCGTCTTGATGTCATGCGTTACGAATGCAAGTCTCATGTGATCCTCTATTAAGCGTTTGACCCGCGTATGATGGCAAATGAAATGGTAGGCGTGTCAGATGCTGTACCGCCAGTTGTCCTAAACGAAATCTGAAATGAACCAGCCGCAACTGCCGTAACGTGCAACTCATATAGATTTGTTCCAGTCCTTTGGTTCAAAACAATAATGTCATTTGTTCCGACCTTTGAGTTGTTTACCGTAAACGATGCCCAAGTTGTTGAACCCGCAGCCGTGAACAATGTGATGCGTCCAACAGCCGAATTGATCGAAACGCTGGTCGTTCTCGAAGTTGATTGCGTGGCAGCGGCACCAGATCCGGTCCCGTATCCAAGCCGACCGCCTCCGGTATTTATGATTTCTCCGGCGCTGTTGATTGTCAGTCTGTCAATATGTGACGTTGAGCCGTCATCTGTTGTGGCAAAGACAATTCTTCCAGGCGCGTCTGCGCCAGATGGCGCACCGTCAACTTGGTATTTTATAGACGCGGCAATTCTCCATATTGCGCCGTCGTATAAATATCCTCTCAGAGCTAGAATGTTGTCATCCAAGACTGGAGCTGTAATTGTTGTTGTATTACCGCCTCTCGCCTTGTAGCCATCTATGTTGCTTCCGCTGGCACTGGTTACTTGATTTCCAATTGATATTTGCGGGAGCGTACTGCTTGCATTCCAAACAATAAATTGATTTTGTGTTTGTGCAACTGCTGCATCAGCCACTGTTTTGGCGTTTGCGTTTTGAATGATATAGGAAGCGCCAAGGGTAAGAATACTGTTTTTTGCATTTAGCGTTGCATTGTTTGCAGTTCCGTCAGAACCAAATGAGTATGTGTCAGTCGCATCATCAAACGTAATGGCGTCTGCTGCCGCTACATCAAAGCCGTTAAACCGCAATGTGTTGGAAATTGGCTGGTATTGCTGAACGCTTGTTCCACTATACGAGACAAAAACGCCACCAGTTGTTCCGGCATATCCAGAAGCTGCGCCAAAATGAAAGGAAGAAGAAAACGCGCCATACATTGAGCTGGAGCTGATTGACGATGCCGGTATCGCATCAACTTCAAAATGTAGCGCGGCGTCTGGCTGAGAAATTAAAATCCCAGCAGCATCCTTTTTGGATGCTTTTTTTGAAGGGTAAATGCGCAGTCCATATCCAAAACTCGGCGTCAGCAGCAATCGATCATGCACTGTGTCGGCATAGTCATAGTTTGTTGACAACTGCGATTGCCTCCATTCGCCGTTGTATGAATTGTTGAAATTGATTAGTGAATATGGGTCCGATCCGAACACATTTACCGATGAGATCGGTATTATGTAATAAGTTCCAGCGTTTAGATATAGCGATTTTTCAAGGGTTACTGTTGTAGCTGAGCAAGAAATATAATTGGCTTTTTTGAATCCAGTGACAGTTGTGCTTGCAAGAATAATTTGGCCGCCGCCGGATTTCAAAAATGATGTTGACGCATTTATTGTGAGGCTTGATACCGTTCCTGTTGCCGCCACAACTGTCGTAATTGATGCTGTTAAATCAATGATTGTTGCTCTTGAGTTATACCCAAGAGAAAATGCGGCCAATCCTGTAACGCCAGACAACTCAGAATTATATGAGCTTCCAGACAAAACATGTCCCGCTGTGTAGGAAAACAGATCAGCATTTCTGTTCTGGTTAATCGCCAGTGCTGATCCCCCAGTCCTTCTAAACAAAAATTCCGCGTTATACGTAGTGTCTATAATGTCTCCGACTGTGTAGCTATCAAGCGTAATACTTGGAAACGGTTGAGGTATAATTACGTCACCGGAAGAAATCTTGTATTGAAGCCCGCTTACGCCAGTAAGAGAATTTGACGTCTTACCAGTATATCTAATTTTTCGATTATCAAACGCCAAAGCGCCGTCTCCAGGAGAATATGAAATTGTGTCGCTAGATGTTGGCACTCCTCCGTTTTTTGACAGTACAATTGCTGCGCCAGATGGTGGAAAATCTGTTGTATCGTCAAGATAAACGGTCGTTGTAGTGTCAATATTTGCCGGTTTTGCTGTGTCAGTGGTAACAACAGATCCGCCATCTATGAGAACACCTCCGGCCAGTGTCTTGCCACGGAGAGCGTTAGTTTCAATCTTTGAAGATGTAATGGCATTTGCTGCGATTTGTGTCGCAGATATTGATCCATCAACAACAATGCTTCCGTCAATTTTATTTGGAACACCAGACAGTTGCGCAGATGTAATGTAATCTGTCGGATCGATTGACGACACATAGGCGTATTTTACATAATATGTTGTAAGCGGAGTGAGGTTAGTTATCGTTACAACTAACGACTTACCCTGATACACCAAGTTGGCTGCGCTAGGTGTAAATCCGCTTGTCGTTGAAGCCCACACTATAACGCTGTCCAAGTCATCACGGCCTGGATCATCAAGCGTCAAAATCAACGACGAAATAGAAGCTGTAAGTGTTGCTGGCATTATGTGATGCTCGTCACGTTGATGGAACCAAGGGCAGAGGCTGATGAATAATTGCCCGACTTGTCGCGCATTCGGCACGCGACACGGTAGGTTATTCCCGTTGTTGAAAATCTCGGGCTGTCAAACGTTCTGAGATCCACACTGGTTGATGTTGTCGCGCTTCTGATGATTTTACAATCTGGGTCTGTCCAGAAATTGTCTGTCGATCCACTTACAACTGCATTAGGCGTATCATCGCCAGATGTTGCACCAGCCCTGACTTGCCCAATTCTAAATTCGTAAGCATCAAAATCATTGGGAGTTGCCGGTGGGTTGCTTACAACGAAATTGAGATTTGACGCTTTTCTTGTCACAGAAACAGTTGCTGTCGCCATAGATGCTGGCGGGGTGACGTCATGAATGAAGCTGCGAGCAGTGGTTGAGTAGTTCCCTCTGGCGTCATAGGCTTTGATGTAAAACGTCGTTGCGGATGTTGCGGATACGCCATTCAGAGTGGCAGCACTTGTGGCGCCTTTGTAAAGATACCCAGCCGATCCCCAGCTGCTGTTTGCTGAACGTATTTCGTAGCCAGCAATCGGCAGAGTTCCAGCGGTACTATCCGCCCAATCAACACCAAGAACGATTTTAGATGCCGCGATTTTGTTGATGGACTGGGTTGGAACCGGAACAGTGCCAGGAGATGAGACGGTCAAGCTAACGGACGCCGAGGTGGCTGAATACAGCCCTGCGCTGTCATAGGCTCTGACGTACCATGTCCTTGAAGTACCAGCAGAGGCTGGCGCAACCTCAATTTGTGTTGCGTCTGTCCTTGCTAAATATCCAGACCCACCCCAGCTTGTGTCTGACGTCCTGACCTCATAGCCCAAAACGTCAATTTCCGGGTTTTTTGTCCATCCAATGAAGACCTTGCTACCATCAAAAGTGGTTGTCAGATCAGCCACAGCATTGGGCTTGTTTGTTCTTCCGACAACTTGATGCGAAGAAGTCGTCACCCACGGGCCTGTCCGCCCATCTGAGGCAACAAGCCTCAATCGCATCGTGTAGTAGATGCCCTGCTCAACGTCTGAAAAATAAATGGGCTGGCCAATACGGGCAGATCCGCCATCTAGCCACACACCACTTGAAAGGGACGATGTTTTGATGATTTGTCCCTCGACGTTCTGGACCGACTGCGGAACCCCGGAATTTGGAACTGAATAGGTTACTCTGATGCGATAGCCATATTGACCGTTGCTTAAAACCTCCATCACCGTTTCGTCCGATTTAATGGATTGAACAGTAACAGTTGAGGTGATTACGGATTGAGACAACGATGGAGGCTTTGTGATTTGGCTATCAAAATTGGGTATGGCCTCATTGTCGCTGTCGTAAACTGATGGCGCATAATCCACCAGCGTCAGCCTTGCCGTCATGTTTTCCTGAGGCTCAACAGCAAGCACAAGACAGTCAACGCTCTCAGCATTGAGTGTGCCAGCCATGAACAAATTACCAGCCTTACCTTGCGTAGATGTTAGGCTGGCAGTCAGTGTTATGTCGGAATACAGTCCGCTCTGAGGCTTGGATGCAATTGTTCTTGTGACATCGGTTCCGTCTTCAAGCCTGATCCTGATGGTGTACTGCGTGCTTGCATCCATCGGGATCGCTTCTGTCAGCTTCAACTGTGTTGCACTGACAAATTCCTTGATGCGGCCAGACGCTATACCCCACATTGGCACGTCGTGCGTCACCTTTACCCTGTCACCTCTCTGGCAGATGAGATGCTCGATGTCTGCATTGAGTGTGTAGGTCTCTGGCCTCAATTTTAATTGCGCCAAGTGAAATCTGGCGTGTTTATAGATGGCCTTTTTTGTGGTCACGCCGGGAAGCGTAAGAGCTTCAAACAGTGTCGCATTTGCTGATGTATAACCGTCATTATAGACGATCATTTCATCAGCCTGGTAGCCACGCTCGGAGTTGTTGAACTGAACACGAAAAGCGTGGGGAAGTTTTGGGTATGCTCTTGCACCCTCAAAACCCCATGAGTTTGCCGGCGTAAAAAATTGAGAGACGGTTGAGTTTGTCTTGTCAACAATCACTGTCCATTTCCCGTCCCGCAACGCAGGACTTGCTCGACCACAGGCAGCAACGTCTCTTAACACTTCAAGAATGCTTCTTTGATCCACAACCAATAGATCGCACATGAACTCATTTGTGCTGCAGTAATTGTGCCAAGAGGCGAGAGATGTTAGATCGATCAGACTGTCTGAGATAGCCTGTGCATTTGCTGGATGCTGCAAGATATAACGGAATAGTGACGCCGGGTTTCTGGTCGGCCTGTCAACCCAAGACGTTCCGTTCCAGTCCTTGCAGATGGAAATGCAAGTCCCGTTAAAACCATCAACTGTGCCGCTCAATTGTTGCGAGGCCCGCACACGAATTGCAGTCATTGCCAAAGGCTTCGGTGCATTTATGGGCTTATTATCTGCAAATCCGGTGGCGGCGACAACGTAAGCACTTGTCAGATGCGTTCGGTTGTCGTTTACATCATTCCAAAGCTCATCGCTGCGCGTTGTTCTATAGACCCTGATTTCATGCGTTCCAGAGGCGACGTCAAATTCAACGTTCTTTGTAAAGGGCTTGAGATTGACAGCCGTATATTTGACGTTCTCTGAAATTGCCCTGACGTAAGTTGCGGCAGCAATTGTTATGTTTCTGCCTGATGTCGTAAGACCGGCTCCAGTTATTGTGAATGAAGCGTCCGGCCTCTTGTCAACATTTGACGCTGTGACAATAGAGTCGCCCTTGACAAGAACCCTCCACAGTTCTGTGCAATTACCAGGAACAGTCGGAAATCTCGTAAATGTTGCGCTAAAACCAGTTTGCTCTGCCTGCAGGCGGGCAAGAAGATTTCCGCTGGGATTTGCATCTTTGTTATCGGTCAAAGAACCGGAAAGAACCGATATTTTGCTAAACTCATCAACAACGACAAAATGCCACTGGTAGACTTCTTCAAGCTGCTGATCGTTGTTAATATTGAAAAACGCCGTTGGAAGGCGAATTGTTTTTTCGTTGCTCTTGCTTGAAACGTCGCCCCAGTTTGTGATCGGTGCAAGCGTTGACGAGTTAAGCTGCCGCACCTGTAGAACTGCACTAAAGTCATCATCAACGTATTCGCCGACTTTTTGCGATCCTCCGGTCTTGAAGGCTCGAATGCCGTTTGGAAAATGAAGCGAGACGTTAATGTTTGACACATTTCCGCTTATCACACGGGTGATCGGTTTAGAGAGCAATCCCTTTCGATTTGTTCCACTTTGCGCGACGTATGTAGACGTCTGAAAAGTAAATGTGTTTGCAGTTGGAACTGATGCAATTTCAAACCATTCTGATGTCAATTCAGAATACCAAAAGTCACCAACACTTGCGCCATGATTTGTGCTTGTGATTGTGACAAGTCCGCTCGCGTTTCTTGACCAATCATAAGTCAATTGCGGAGCAAGCAGTTGGAAGTTTATAACCTCCTGCGTTGTGTCTCGGGGATAGATGTCGGAAAATTTGCTGTTCGTTTCACCACTTTCTCCGGTGAGCGTGGCGCTTGAAACTTCGTTCAAATTCTGAATTGGAATGTCTCCAATTCTGATTTCTGAAACTTGCAAGGGACCATAACCCCAGCACAAAACAGCCCTGAGATAAGAGCTTACACCAGTTGTCTCGACATAGTTTTGGGCAGCCAGGGGCGGCGTATATTTGACTTTTCCAAGAACAATGGGAATGGCGCCGTATGGGTTTGGCTGGTTTGAGCCGCCTTCAAGAATGTTCTGTTTCTTTTCGTCTGCTAGTCCCTTGTTGCCTTCTTGACGAACAGGAAACAGATAATTCACCAAGAGGGCGCCTGCGCCAGCTATGGCGGCAGTTGCAAGCGCAGTTGTTGTCGCGAGGCCAAGGCCAAGGAACAGGAAATATGGGGCCAGAATTGGAGCAAGCAGCAAAGCGCCGACCAAGACGCCAATTTTCAGGACGTCTCTAAAGACGTCTCCTTCTGCGATTGCTCTGTATTCAACTCTTTGGCCCGCAAGCGGACGAAAATCTTTCCAGCGTTCCTTCGGGACATCAAATCCGTCCACGGTAATGATCGCAGGAGACCTGGTGCGCTCGGCTGGCGTGCAAGTCTGAATAAAAATCCACTGCTGGATTTCTGCCAAGGTGAGACCGGCTGGCACTTTCCCGTCCAGACGAACGGTTCGCAATGGATGCGCCAGCCCCGCCACAGAGACGCTCTCTGAGGCCCCTTCATACCTGTAGACCCCCTCCACCCTCTTGACCCAAATAGAGCCGTCCAGGCGCTCTACAACGGCATCTCGGCCTATTCTGACGTGGAGGAATTTTCCGGGCTCAGTGACAACCCCTACATGCTGGTTTCCGCCCCAAACACGAAAGACGACCACATCTCCAGGTTGTGGAGTGTCAACCCTTGCCCATCCCTCTCGATTTCGCGCTATGAGTTCGACAACTCTCTCGTCATCTGGCGCGTCGTAAAGTCCATCGAAGGACGGCAGATCGTTTCCAAACTGCTCTTTATGGACGAGCCTGACCAATCCCCAGCAGTCCAGACCATCCTTTGTGCGTCCGCCTGTGAGGTATGGAATGCCGATGTAATCGTTGACCCAGTGCGACATCAGAACAGCCCCGGAAAATAACTTGGTGTGAAGGTGTGCGCTGGGAATGGCTCAGCCGCCAGGCTTTGGACGACAAGCTCGGCAGTAATCTGATCCTTGTTGTAATTGACCGCACCCATCTGAAAACCGCTGAATGCAACCTCAACGGTGTTGGGTGATGCAGTCATGACAAGCTCGATCAAAACTGAAGGAGGGCTGGTTATAGATCTTAATATTGGTGTAAGGTATCGGGTTACATCCATAACAGACAACTGACACCGTGGGGCACTCGCAATTTGTTCGTCAGGCAAAGTCAGTCGAAATGGAATGAAGATGTAGTTGTTTGATCTGCTGACAATTCCGTGAACCACTTCATCATTGGTTGTTAATCCAGTAAGGCGCTGCGTAAAACTGTCAGCAATCCTGATCGGAGTTGTTATTCCATTACCAGTGAATGTGAGCAAAATGGCAAGGCTGTCGTCTGCATCTGGCGACAGCATTGCCTTGATGGCTGTTGCAGATAGGCTGCTCAGACGGCTCACGGAACCACCTCAAGCATCATGTCAACAAGCCACAAAGTTGGCGAATGATAGCTTACTGTGTAAAGCTGCCCATCCGACTGTGGAAGAATTCGAACCTCTACGGTTGCGCCTGTTACTGGGTGTGCAAAATCAAATCTTGCGGTTCCCTTTATGGTGCTTTGCACAAATGTTTCCAGGGTCGCAATCTGGGCTGTGGTCATGTAGAACCCAACCTTCAACTGCTCGACGCCAAGCCCCCTTCTGCGGCGCTTGGGAGATCCCAAGTCCATGGGGGTTGAAAGAATATTCAGCGCCCTTGCGGTCTGAAAATCTTGACGCACATTCTGGGGAAGGCTGACTGGCCATGTGTAAGCAGCCATTCTTTACCTCCCTGTTAGATTTGGAGTGGTGCGGAAGGAGCTTCTGATCGCCATGTTTGCGGCTGACCCATAACGCCTTATTTCTCCAGCAACCATGTCTCCGACAGAAACCTCGACGCGACGATTTCCGCGACCATCTGTCGTTTCGTTCGTGCTGACTTGCTGGCCGGAATAGTTGTTCACGACAACACTCGTTCCGCCGGTGGCGCCATCCATTTTTACCGGAATATTTCTTCCATCAGGTAGGGGAACGTAAGCCTCTGGAAGTCGCCCTTCTCCATAAACAGCAACCTGTGGACTTCGCGCGATGCCACCAGATGAATAGGTCTTTAACGGCATTGCTCCGCGAGAAGTCATCACTCCTCCGTTTGCAAAACCAAGCGACCCCAAAAGAGCTTGAGAAAGAGGACCAAGTATTGCCTGCTGAATAGCAAGCCGCGCCAAGTCCGAAATCATGCTGTCAACAAGAGACGAAAAATCAAGTTTTCCAGTCTTTACAAAATCAACAAGAGCATCTTCCATGCCCTGGAAAGCATTTGTGACCGCCTGATTTATGCCATCGGCAGTGTTTCCTGCGGCTTCCGCGTAATCCCGCAATGCTGTTTTGATGCCAAACTCAAATGTTCTGCTTTGTTCGTAGTTCAGCTTTTCAATTGCCTGGCGAGTGGCAAACATACTGTCTGCAACTTCACGATATTTTGCCGCAGTCTCCGGCAACATGTCATTCGTTGCCTGCGTAACGTCATGCTCGTGCTGTTTTGCACTGACAAGCTGCTGATATTCAAACTCCGACATGTTGACGGCTTGTCCCTCAAGCCTCAGAAGATCTATTGCTTCTGATTGCCTCAAAACATAATCAGAGATTTCGCTGTTTTGCTTTTTGAGCAGATCAATTCGCTTTTGAGCAGCAGATGCGGCTTTTTCAGCCTCATCGCCTGACATGAAATCATAGCCAGTTCCAAAGACTGGTTTTTGCTTGAATGCGCCAGTTCCATAGAAATCGTAGGCGTTTTTTGATGTTGGAACGCCGTCAGCTGGAATGTTGATTTCCAACGGCTTGCTCATCATTGATGAAAAAGGGCCATAGTCTTTTGCAATGCTATCAAGCCAGTCAAATATCGGCTTGATTTTCTGCCATTCAGCCGCAGTGTTAGAAAGAAACGTTGTCAAGCCATCAAAATCAGCTTTTAACCCATCAAATATCCCAGAAATACCACCGTTGCTTTTCACGAATAAAAGAAGTTCATCTAGCAATTCATTTATTACTGGAAGCAATTCGCTTCCAATTTCAACAGCCAAAGAACGCGAAAGCCTTTGCATTACTGCAAGCCTATCGTTGAACTCGTCAGCAGTTGCTGCAAATTCTGGGCCAATCAAAGCGCCGTATGCGTCAAGCTCCTTGACAGCGTTGCGAATTGAATTTCCGCCTGCGTTCATAAGAGGCACAAGTTCAGCCGCGCTTTTCCCAAACAGTTTTTGCAAAGCAGCAGCTTTTTGCAATCCATCAGGCATTGCCTCGACGCGATCTGAAATTCTGGCTACTGCTTCTGTTGCAGTAATTGAGCCATCTCGTATTTCGGAAATAGTAATTCCAAATTGACTTAACGCATCTTTTGCTTTTACGCTTCCGCCAAGAGCATCGCCCATTGTTTTGGCAAGTCTCGACAAAGCACCAGAAACGGACTCAATGTCAGTTCCATTTTGTTCCGCAACAAGCGAAAGTGCGTCTAGTTCTTCGACTGCAATACCAGTTTTCTGGCTCAAATCTTTCAATGTGTCTGCCGCATCAACTGCACTTTTAACCCACGAAACAACCTCTCGTGCAGAAAACGCAATTCCCAAAGCCCCAAGTGCTGCGGTGAGTTTAGAAACACCTCCCCCAAGGCTTGTCATTGATCCGCGCAGACGATCAATCTCTTGCTGACCCCTCACGTCAGCTGTAATTTTGATTGCGGCTCGCATATCCATTGAAATCAGCCCTTCCGCCCGTTTATGATTTGGAGCGCGGCTCTCTCCATGACTTGCAAACCATCAAACACTTTGACGCGATCGGTTGTTTCGATTATGTTGAATAGGGCTTCAACAGCCTGGTAGTTCAACCCGACCAAGCCACCCATTGCACCGACAATCCATTGCGTTTGCAGACGCAGAAACGCAGTGACCGTTTCGACGTTCTCTGGCCAGATTTCCAAAGCATCGCTAGCCGTGTGCATCTCGATCAGCTCCTGCGGCGCACCAAAAGCCGCAAAATCATCAGCCACTTCGTCTTTGACGCCGCCGCTTGCCCATCGAACAGCGGCGTCAATCAGTTTTTTCTTGGAGCGCCCGACAAGCTCTCAAAGAACGCACGGACAATCGCAGCGGCTACGGTTGGAATGTCCAGCAATGAGACCTTGCTTGCTTCAGAAAACACCAAGGCCTCATCTCCATCCGTAATACCGCTCCAACCGACAAGGATTTCATTGGCAAGACTTACGTCTGTTATCTTCCCAGCCTCAATAGCCTCGCGGATTTCGTTTATCCTTGTTTGACTTACACGCTTGAAACTTGCGTCAAACGTCTGCTTTTCAACCTTTCCGCCATCAACTGGTAGATGAACAACAACTGGCCAGCTGTACTCTGTGACGGCTTTGGCGATTGAAAACATGGAACTTCCTTGATTTCCTTACTTAACGGTGATCGTCAGTTCGTCATTTCCAGAAGATGACGGAACAAACTGAAGTGGAAGTGACATCATGGTGATGCCGTTGTTGTCAGTATAAGATGGGTTGCTGACATTCACTCGGCTTGATGCAAGCTCGACTTTGTACCCAGCTGTCTTGCCGTGGATCAAAGACAGAGATCCTACAGTGGTTCCGATCGCAAGAGTAAAAAAGTCCTTTGTTGCAATTGTCGGAGCCTCAATGACAGCCGTTCCAGTGATGTTTCGGTCGTTTAGCTGAATATCTTCGGCGCCGATCAAAGAACGATAGACAACAGAGTTGTTGAAGTTGATGTTGAGCGATTGCAACGCTCCAGAGTAGCTAAACAGCGAGAATGTTGGAGTATTGTCTGAGTTTGCCACGTTTGGCGACTTGAAAGACGTGTAGTCAACAGTCGGAGCAGCCGTGTCTGTCGGTGCGTTGTACAGACCAAGGAACGTGAAACGATAAACCGGGATCTGGCCAGTCTCAATGACAAGCTCAAGATTGCCCCTTGCACCTTTGACTTTATGCAACACGCCGGACACGTTGTAGTAAATAGTGACGGAAGGCAGAGAGGTTGAAATTGGGGCGTATGCAACAGACGTCGCAGCCGTAACTGTTGAAGCCATCCCGCACGCTTTTAATAGCGCATCGTAAGCTGGGGCGGTTCCAGCTGTTCCGCTTCCAGCCATTTCAACGTCGAATGACACCCTGACATAAGCGCCAGCGACGAGTTGCTCGTTGGCGCCATAATAAGGCTTGATCAAGTCGCGACTTGCAAGCTCTGTTTCCATCGGGGTTATTTCGAGGTTTTTGCACAAAACTGCGTTTGCAGCGCCGGTGGGAACCGGATCAGTGCCGTAAGTCACCTCGGACTTCACCAGGATGGTGCGCTTGTTCGTATAAAGCGGCATTGTCGCCCCCTATTCGATGGAGTTTAGAGTTGTTCGGTAGGTCGCGGAAAACGTTAACGAGGTAACGCCAGCGGGTTGGTCTGCTTCCAACATCTGAAAATCAATTCCAGACGGGACAAGATCTGTCACAAGTCCGTCAAGCGTTGCATCAGCCATAATGCGTGAGTAAACATCGACACATGCAGCGTCGGCCTGCTGGTCTGGAATATTCCCGCGAACCACAACCGATACACGAAAAGTCATATTCCAGGCCATTGTGCCAAGAGTATCTTGCGTTGGAACCTCTGTAATAGGCTCGATCAATAACGCCGGACTTTCAGCACGAGAGAAGGCTTCAACCCGCGAGCGATAGATGCGCGTGCTGACGCCAGTGGTTCCGGCAAGGACTGCCGCCACTCGAGCCAATATTGTTTCGCGCTTCGAAGCCACGGTGCTTAATCCTTCGACATGTAGACCAGGCAGAAAACACCGTCATCAAGAGGCTGAACTTGGCGCACGACATACGCGCCACCATCCACTGTCAGGGTGTCTCCAAACTTGAGAGACGGATACACGGAAGCCTTGATAGTCAAGGCGTATTCTATGGAGATCACAGATCCGCCTGCGATCACTTCGCCAGGGCGATCGAGAAGGCCGACAGTGGTGGTTGTTCCATTTGAAACTGCCACCCCAAAGTCACTCAGGAATGCGTCTAATGGTTCCGCAAGCGCCATTTTAGCCTGCGGCCTTCCGCGCCTTTGGCTTGGGCTCGGTGGCCTCGTCAGCCACTTCTGCAACAGGCACGGCAGCACCTAAATTGAACAGCACACGAGCATCTTCAGCCGACACTTCGGCAATGCTACCAGCAGCGATGTGTACGCCACTTGCAGCAACGGCGCGAAGTGCTTTTATTTTCGGCATGTCAATCCTCAATTCAACAACAAGAGGAAGGGGCCGGAATAACCGGCCCCCACCAATTAGGCGGTGAGCGCGTCAACCATCGCTGCAAAGGACTCGGCGTGACGCACGGCCACATCGACATCCTGAAGCGCAACAACGCGCATGGTGCCAGATGTCGACTGGCTGTAGGGGTCAACGGTCAGGTCGAGGGTGCCCCACATGCCAACCAGCAGATCGCTGAAATTGCCGTAGACAATCGCAGAGCAGACACCAGACGAAGACCCCTTGGTCAGATTAGACGGCACCTGGTTCGAAACAGCCGCATTGTAGCCATTCACGGTGTTGCCGTTTTCCCAAACAAACTGACCCGTGCTGCTTGCCTTCTCAGTCTGCTTGAGCTTGCCACGGACCTTGGCATTCGTCAGATAAGCCAGGTTGCCGACGTCAGCATTGGCCGACGAAACCGCACTCTCAAGGTCAACCATGTCGGCCCAATCCGGCGCCGCACCATTGGTTCCGCCGACGACCGAACCAATGCCCGAGACGTTCAGAATGCCACGCGGCTGGTTAGACGAGCCAGAGCCGTTGATCGCAGCAGCGTCAATTGCCAGAGCCAGAACGGTGGCGAGGTCCGAACGAACGAGGGCTTCAATGTCAACAGACGACTGGAGCAGCAGCTTGCGGCTGATGTCGGTGAATGCGCCGACAGTCTTGGGCGACAGTGTTACCTGGTCGAAAGCCTGCTGGCTCTCGGTCGGGGCAGAACCTTCTGCGACCCAGTAAGCGGTCGCACCGCCGGTCTGACGCGGGATAGCGACGTTGCCGACCAAGCCCGACATCATGCGAGCGCCAAGAGCAGCAGTCGCCATCCTATTGCGAAGGAGCGAGATGAAGTCCGACGCCATTACGTCGGTTGCAACCGTATGACCGCCAGCGGTCGTCGTGCCAACCGTCAGGTCACGCGACAGCACTTCAAACGGCACGTAAATGCCCTGCGCACGCTTGCCGATCTTAGAGCCAACTGCGTCGGAGCACTCCAGCTCAAAAGCAGCCGCTTCAAGAGCGCGGCGATCGGTCGGATTGGCGAGCGCGTTGAGAGCGCGGAGGAACGAGAACGAGCGGCTCTCCGTCTTGGAGAGGCCAATTTCGGGAGAGGGTGCAGAGGTCATTGGTTCCTGCTTTCCAGTGATTGATTCAAGAAACGCCGCCCGAGCTTCATCAAGCGACTTTCCGCTGTCGATGAGAGTGCGGGCGAGATCAGCGTTGCCGTGGCGAGTGCCAAGGGCAGAGATTGCAGAAATACGAGCGCGTTCGGCCAAAGCCGCAGCCACGCCCGCATCCGTGACGGAGGCGTCGGTATCGGACATTTCAATTTCCTTTTCAGTGTTTGGCGCGGGTGGCGCTTCGGGTTCTGCACGGTTGAGAACAACCGGGCGTTTCTCGTTTGCATCTGCACGACCAATTCCAACAGTCGGATCGGCAGGAACAGTCACAAGCGAAATTTCGAACGGCTCCCAGCGGGTTGCCGTGTAGGTCGGCTGGCCGTCATCAAGTGTCTCGGTCATCTCAGATATTCGATAACCAAAGGACACGTTCCGCATGATGCCATCCTGCACCATGCCAAACACCTCATCGGCTTTTGCCGTCTTGGCAAACCGAACGCGAGCGTGCCCGCGATTTTCGGACATCCATGCGCGCTCAACAACGCCAATGATTTCATCAACGTTGTGGTTGTAAAGCAATGCGCCGCCATCATTGAGGCGTGCCAGATCAGCCGCCCCAGAACGATGGCTTAGAACCTCATTTCCAAACCAGCGTTCAACTGGCAGTTCTGAGGAAAATGGAAATTCGATTATTCGCGTATCTGCCTCAACCGTTAGGCTTTCGGCAGGCGCTGCGCGTGTCAACGCGGTGAGTTCGAGTTTTTCAGTAGGCATCAACGCCTCAAAAATTACTTGAGGCTGAAATTCTACTGCTTCACCTTTTTGTTGTAAGTGTATTTCCCGTGATTTCTAGTGATGTCAGCAAATCTGCTGAACATCACTGAAATCATGCCGTGTTTTGAATTGCTTGTTCGTTCACAGCAATCTGATCGCCAGATTGTGCTGCGCCGTTCTTCGCAACAGATGCTGGATCTGTGTCAAATACAAGACCATTCTGTTGCGCCAGTTCAATTTCATAAGCACGGCCTTCGACAACAGCCTCAAAATCTCCGCCAGATGCAGCAATCACGTCGGCTTGTGTCATAAATCCACAGCGCACGGCTGCTTGATATGAGGCTATTTCCTTCTGCGGATCAACCCAAGACCAGCCACGCGGAACCCAGCGAACGGCGCGATAGAGTTCTGGGTTGTTTTCGTAATCAGGCAATGTCAGCTCACCTGACATCACGGCCATTTCAAGCCAATCAGGGAAAATGGCAGAATGAAAGCGTTCAATCAGCCAGTTCTGTAGAACGCGCCAATTGTCGCGCTCATCAAGAAGCTCAAGGCGACCAGAGCTATAGTTGACCTCGCTATAATCACGCGACAAAGAGGCATAAGTCACGCCAATTCCTGCCGCCATGCTGCGAAGCATCGACTTTACAAACGGCTCAAATGTTCCGCCTGGACGCGCTGGCTTTGCTTCGGTGTAACTTTCTCCGGGCAGCAGACGCTCAATCCTTCCAGGCTCAAATGAAGAAACAAGACTTCCGTCTGCATCCTCGCCGTCCGCCCCAGCCATGTCTTCCGGCGATGTGATGAAGCCCATTCGGCAAGCCTCTGCGCGGGCAGCTATGACTTCCGCCTCGGTGAAGCCAGCAAGGTGGTGCATTCTGAGGATTGCCGTAACAAACCAAGGAACGCCCCGGCTTTGGTTTGGCTGCTCGGCAACAAACAGGTGAATGATTTCACTTGCTGGTATGCGCTTTTTCTGCGGATTTGTCGTGTGACCGGGAAAACCTGCATCAGCCGGATTGGTAATGTCAAAATGATAGGCAACAGGACGACCCCACTTGTCGCGCTCAACGCCCATTCGGATTTCGTTTCCATTCGGAGCCGTTGCGTTCAATTCAAAATCAAGCCTGTCTGACTCCATAAGCTCAAGTGCGAACGCAACACGGCTATCTCCAAATGGCTCGGCAATCTTCCTAACAAAGACCTCCCCATCTGTGACAACCGCCCTAACGATCGCCCGTTCCATTTCAGAAAACGACAACATGCCAGCCGTGTGGCACCGATTTGCCCGCTGCCATTTCTTCCAGGCTGCTTCAATCATGTCGTTCTTTGCTTTGTCTAACTTTCCGCCGCGCCTCATCTTGACGGTCGCCTGCATTTGAATGCCAGTCCCGACAACATTGTTGCAAATTACGCGAACAGCGTTTCTTGCATGGTCGTTGTTTCTGGCAAGATCGCGTGAGCGTTCGCGAACTTTTTTCGCACCTTTGCGAATTTCGTTGTCGAGCGAATGCGATGACGTCACCCAATCGTTGACGTATCTGTTCAGCATTGCGGCATCAAACCCACGGCGACGGCGAGGAGCGGGAAGTGGTTTTAAGCGAAACAAATCCAGAAGTCCCATCATCTAGCTCCTGCCAAAACGGACAAAAACATTGCGGCCACTATCAAGGCCAGCTGCTATTTTCCGCGCACGACGCTCGGACTGAATGTCTGCCTTCAATTTTGTTTCCAATAGAATTAGGTCTGCCATCATCATTTTCTTTAAGCTGCGACCTCCTATTGTGTATTCTTGCACATCGCCGCCAGCTATCTTGGCACGAATTGCTGCTCTTACATTCTCAAGGTCAGTCTCGGCCTGTGTCCTTCCGTCGAATGTTCCGGCAGATGCCGCCGCGCTCGTAAGGCACTCAATCGATCCGGTTTCAACCGTGAAACGTTCAACGCCAGCAGTCACATAATCTTGAAAGAAAAGCGTGCCGGTTCCAAGCGTTGCAGATGAAGCTGCGCTCAACGTGAAATCCCATCCACCGGCATTGGCAACGCCAGTGACGTTGACTGTTGTTGACGATGTGCGGTGTCTTAGCGAAACAATGCGCGTCCACGTTGGCGATGTATATTCACCGTGAGACGGCTCAGACCACTTCACAGTATCCCCAGAAACGATGACCCTTGGAATTGCCATTTAATTTGGCCTTTACCAGCTAGAAATGAAATTGGACCGCTTGCGCGGCACTTGCTGCCGCTTATTTTGCACTAAGTCTGGCTGTTCCTTGCTGGTATTTTCCGTGATATTCAGTGATCTTTCAAACTGTTCCCAAATCGTCTTCCGATTATATCGCGTGTATAGCCACTGCATGGCTGCGTAAGCGTAAACAGCGCAGTCCAATGCCTCGTTTCGCGCTCCAGATTTCTTCACCCACTCACGAACAGGGAAGCCTTTGACGTAGCGCGTCACCTGCTTTTCTGCCGTCAACTGCGCGTAAAAATCTGGCGGCGCTTTAGCGTGAAAATGAATGAAGCCAGCCCCTGGCTGATTGAGCTTTAGACGAGCGTATAGTGTACTTTTGCATGTGTCAGATCCAACGGGATGAACTTCGACGCCTCGCGCGTATGCCCTTCCCCGCCAATTGAAATCCACTTTTGTTGGCTTTCCGATTGGCGGCTTTCCACGCTGCGATTGGCCTTTAATTGCCATGATATGGCCTCGACCCCTTGAACGGACGTAGCTATAAACCTCGTTTGTAAAGTGTCCGCCGCTGTCAATCGCAACAGCCGCAATGGGCAATGGCTTTGCAATCTCGTGGTCTACTGGCCGTAGAATGATCTCGTCCAATTGCGACCACACTTCGTCTCTGGCAGGATCGCCGTGAATTTCCGTGTGGTACAGCAGCCAGCTTTCCTCGTCCCGGCCCCAGCCATAGAGGCTGACAGCGAGGCGGTTATCTTGAACGTCAACGCCAGCGGTTACGGCTAAAACCGCAGGCGGCGCAACCGCTTCTTCATAGAACTCTGCCCTGCTGGCCAGATCTTCGGCGCCAATCTTTGAAGAATAGTCTTCCTCCCATGTCTCACCCAGCACAGTGTTAACAAAGGTCTTGAGCAGCGCCGCGTCTGACTTCGCCCGCAGGAACTCCTCAACGATTTCCGCCCACGATTTCCAGCCCAGCGGGCTATAAAGGGTCGAGATATGAAACCCCGCCGTCTTTCCGTCACTGTGAGCGGTAGCCCGCCACTCCCCGGCTGGCAGCATCTTAGCCTTGTATCGTTCTTCGATCAGGACGCCGCAGGCTTCGCACTGGTAGCAAGCTGTGCCTGGGTCATCGTCTGACCATTTGATGTTCGCCCACTTAAGCCACTGCATCTCCTGACAATGTGGGCAAGGCACGAAATAGCGCCGCCTGTCGCTGTCATTGAACTCTCGTTCGATCCGGCTGATGTCCTTTGTGGTTGGCGTCGAGCACATGAAGATCTTGCGCCGCGCAAAAGTTGTTGTGCGCTTGGCAGCCAGCGTGATGGGATCGCCCTCCCCGTCAACGTCCAACGGGTAGGCGTCTACCTCGTCAAGAAACAGGTATCTGACAGGCATGGACCGGAGGCCAGCCGCCGAGTTCGCCCCGGTCACGATCAGCACCCCACCGGGGAAATCCTTGGTCAGCATGGTGTTGCTGGTGTCACGGCTTTGGTTCTCAACAAACCGCTCCTTGAGCGCCGGTGTCTCCTCAATCATCGGCGCAATGCGCTGCTTGGAAAACCGCTTGGCAGTGTCTACTGTTGGCTGCACCAGCAGCATAGGGCCAGGAGCATGGTGCGCCACGAACCCCACCCAGTTATTCCCACACTCAGATTTCCCCACCTGTGCGCCAGCCATAAACACCACCTTCTGGACTGGCGAGGACGGGGAAAGAGTATCCATGATCTCCCGCAGATAGGGTGTGCGCTCAGTGCGCCACCGCCCAGGCTCGGCGCTTGCCTTCTGTGATAGCATCCGATGACTATCAGCCCAGCTTGACACCGTATAATCTGGATCAGGGGATAGGCCACGCCGGAAGGCGTCAGCATAGATCGCACATGCAGCAAGGCTCACAGAGACAAGCCCTCAAGAGCTTTCCGCAGTTCAGCCGTCAGCTTTTGATGAATGGCAAACTGATCCATCTCAGCGGCAAGGTCTCCAGCGATCCGGTCGGGAATGTTGAGGATGCCGTCCCGCACAAGCCGCGCCACGCGGAACGCCTCGCGCTCAACCGCCGCGGCCTCAATCAACTTTCCCTCTTTCTCAGCCAGATCAAGTGCAGCAAGGTCAGCTTTCAGCCGTTCGTGACGAGTTTTTGCTTCAGTGTAGGTTTCAGTTTCACTGTCAAAGCTATCAGGTGGGGGAGTGTTTGAATCGGGAGGTGTTAACATTCCTACATTCCCTTTCTCACGCCTGCCTCCTCTACCCGGAGCGTTATTCGCGGCAAGTTCCGCATCCGCCAATTCAGGATCAATGAGGTAGCCTTTGCCATGACGGCGAACCGACTTATTGAGCCGCCCCTCCGCAATAGCCTGCGAAATCGTCGTAGGTGCGACACCTCGGCGCTTAGAATATTCCGTTGCGCTGATAACTTGAGGCAACTTTACAACCTATTCGCTAGTGTTTAATCGGGCGGGGGAACGACCCTCGGTGTAACCCCTTGAAAAAGGACCCGCTTTTTTCTACGGCCTCGCGGTTGCAATCGCTTGCGCAATTGATGCCTCAAGTTCTCTCATGAACTGCGACTGGATCACGCGCTTGCCAATGCCAATCATGTTCAGCCGCTTTCGGTAGTTTCCAACGTCGGCCTCAATCAGCAGTGCGCGGAGCTTACCCCCTGCCATACGTTCGTAAACGCCGAAACTCCTGTTGTTGCCCTTTGGCGTTCCAACAAAATATTTCTTGCTGTTCGATTGCCCAGCGATCCTTCGGATTGTTGCAAGGCTGACGTTTCCAGATGCGTCACGCTTCACTGCTTTCGTTGGAACCAGCATGACGCCTGCTTCGCCACCCATTGCATCAATGCGGCGCTCAAAGCCTTTGACGCGGCGCTCCCCGCCTTGAATGCCATAAGCCAAATATCTGGCCTGTGCGTCCTTGGCGAATACCCATGCCGTCAGGTCTGTCTTTCGTGCCGCCTTGATGGTGAACGCCTTCTTGGTGAAGGCCGTTGGTGATGTGAAGGCAGTAGGCAGTTCAGATGTGATGTCTTTTTGCACGGCCTTTGCTGTAGAGGTCAAAGCCTTGGCGATAGCAAAAGGCATCTGCTTTGATGTTAAAGGATCAATGCTTTTCAGGACTTTGTTGATTTCTGATTGCACGCTGAAACTAATCATCTTTGACCCCCAGTGTGCGGCGCTTTTCCCACGCCTCAACGTCGTCTTGTCTATAAAAAACTCGTGATCCAATTTTGACGAACCTCGGACCTTCGCCCTTGCTTCGCCAATTGGCTAACGTTCTGAAATTTATCTGGCCTTGATAGCGCACCATCAGCTGGTAAGGCGTCATCAAGCCAGCGTCTGTTTGTTCTTCCGTGTTTGTGATCCAATTGCTCATCCGGCCCTCAACATTTCAAAAGGAAGTTCGTCACCCTTCGACCAATCGACTGGCGGCTTCGTGCTCTCAGGATCAATTCTGATTTGACGCACCTTTGCCCCCGGCCAGACGGTCTTAGCCTCGTTGACCATTTCAAACGACCACAGCATCCGCACGACCTCGTCGATCGACCAGACCACCGCCGCACGATCCTCGTGCGCCACCCGCCAGGCGCCTTCCGGCCCGTCTACGACGACCAGGAGCCTGCCATCTGGTAGCCGCCCCTCAAGGCGCTTCGGGCTGATGGGTTCGCAGCCGTCAGCTTCGGCCTCCCTGTCAAGCCGCATCCACGCCGCCCGCATCCTGGTCGCCTGGATCTCCTGCTCTGCGAGGTATCCGGTTTCGCAGGCGGCGTTGAGCTTCTCGAACTGCGACCAGAACTTTCCCGCCAACTCTGGGTTGATGCCCGCCACAAGTCGGGGCAGGCGCCCGCAGCCCCATTTCACCTCCATCGCCCGAGCGGTCTCGTCGAGCGCCTCGATCGCCAGCTGGGCGGCTGTCTTGCTCATGCTGATCTCCGTCGCTTGCTCTTGACGATCTTGATTTCAGCCTGGATGCCCCTGGCCTTGGCCTTGAGGTTCCTGACCTCACCCTGCAGCCTCGAAACCTCGGTAAAATGCGGCTTCAATTCTTCCCTCTGCGCGTCAAGCCGTCTGATCGCCGACAACCTGAACCCCGCCTGCTGGCCGCCGATCTTGAAGCCCTCATCCCTGACCATCTCCTCGTGCTGGCGAGAAACCTCCCGCCAAAGATCCCACCAGGGGGCAACTTTCGCCTGTTGCCAGGTCAACTCCCTGGCCTTCTCCGCCATAGCGTCCATCACCTGACGCAGGGTAAGCTCAAGCTCCGCCAGATCATCATCGCCCGCAGCAAAAAGGCCATTGGGATTGCGCTCGCGTGCAAAACTGCGCAATTCATGGAGCGGTTTTGCGCGCTCTTTGCGCAAATCCCTATGGCTTAGGGATTTGTTTTTTTGCGCACCCCCTGTTTGCGCAAATGTGCGCAAATGCCCAAAGTGATTTGCGCACATTTCCGGGCTACCCATTTGAGGCCCCCACGATCTCCGCCCAAGCGGTTTTGTTAACCTTTACGGCCGTCGCTTCCCGCCTCCTGACCTCCACCTTTTCGATCGTCAAAACGCCCGAGCTGATCCAGGCGGCGACAGCCCTCTTGGCCTCCTCCTCCTCCATCCCGTGATCCATCAGCACCTGGCCTACCCAACGTTTGGAGCCGCCCCTGCTGCTCTCGCCGTATGGGATGCCAGTCTGCTTGCCGTCGTCGTCGATCACCCCCAGGTCGATCGCCTGCAGGATGCTGTTGATGGTGTCCTTGCTGACCTTGTGGAACGGCCCCGGAACCTCCCACCTGGTCGCGACGCCGACGTGGTCGCCGTCGGCTCCCATGACGCCATTCGCCAGGGCGACGTTTTCGAGCATGTACCAGTCCGAATGCTCCGCCGGCGGCGCCAGGTTGGCCTTGTCAGAGTAAGTGCGGAAATGCAGCCTCCGGTTCTCGACGCCGAACTTGGCAGCCTCGGCCTCCGACATCTGGTTGATCACGCGGGTATCGCGGGTGGCGTCGGTCAGCGCCTTGGCCCCGCGGCTGGTCTCAGCCGTGACCTCGCCGTCGCCGTTCTTCCTGGTATGGTGGATCAGCTCGATCGCCACGTTGCAGCGCTCGGCCAGCAGCACCCACTGGCGCATGACGGCGTTGATGGCGACGTTGTCGTTCTCGCTGACCTGGTGGCTGGCCACGAAGGGGTCCACCAGGAGCACGTCGATCCCGAGCGCAGTGATCTCCCTCTCGATCTCCCCCATGTCGGGCTCGACGATGATGGCGCCGGTCTTGGTCTCCTGCCTGGCGACGCAGAGCGGGGTGTCGCGGCCTGAGTTCAGGAACAGCCGCTCGCCGATGTCTTCGTCCGCGATCTTGTAGTGCTTGGCGATCGCTGCGAAGCGCCGGTCCAGCTCCTCGCGGGGGTCTTCGAGGCACCAAACCCAGACCTTCAGGGGCTTGGCCACGTTGACGCCCAGTAGCGGCTTGCCGGTGACCATCGCCATAGCCTCGACGAAGGTCAGGGATGACTTGCCGACGCCGCCGGGGGCGACGGTCGCAGAGACGAAGCGGCGGATCAGGTGACGGCCATAGACCCAGTCGCGAGGCGGGATCTGGTCTTCGGGCACCAGCCTGAAGGGTGATGCCTTGATGCCGCTCTTCTGCACCAGCTCATCGGGCTGCTGCTTGACCGGATGCTCCTGCTCGCGTTCGAGGTGAGCCGTGTAATCGGCCGGTGGCGTTGTCCTCGGCCTTTCAGCCTTCTGCTTCTCCCGCCACCTTGCCACGGCAGCATCCATGTCTGGCAGCCCCCGCAGCTGGCCACGTTCGAACCGTCCGAGGGTGGACCGGATCTTCCGCACCATCTCGTCAGGCCCGCGCCCCGGCCTGCTGAAATCGACGTGCGCCGAGTATTGCGGCCAGGCGGCGTCGTAGAGCTCCTGATCTGTCGGGACCGACCCGTTCTCACCGATCCACTGGATGAGAACGGCGAGGATCGTGTCCCGCATATATGCTTCTCGACCGTCCGAGATCTGCTCGGCGCCAAGGCCGAGAGCGCCGGTTGCGACCCGCTCAATCGGATCATTCTTCCGCGCCGTGTCGATTGAGTGGACCTTGGCGCTTGCAGGGTATGCCCGCATCACCTCTTCGAGGTCGTAGGCTCTCGGCTTGTACTTCAGCGGCACGAGCGACGTAAGTTCCGGCACCCTGCCTGGCTTTGTCGGCCATGCGATCGTTCCCGCGAGCCTCATCACACGGCTAGGGTTGGTGATCGCTCTGTCACCCTCAAGGCTGTCAGCGATACCTCCGAACGCAGCGCGGTGCTGCTCCTGGTCGGTGATGGCCTCGCGTAAGACCCAGTAGGGCTGAAGCCTGGCGTGGGG